TCTTTACGATTTATTTACTATGGACCGCATTATTCTTCAATGATAATAAAATTCTTCTAGTTGCGAATAAAGAAGCAACGGCGATTGAAATCTTCACTAGAATAAGAATGGCATATGAAATGATGCCCAACTGGATTAAATCTCCAGTTGATGATAGTCTTGGTGGTTATGGTAAAACATCCATGGGATTGGAAAATGGTAGTAGAATATCCATATCAACCACAACTGGAACTGCTGCCCGTGGACAATCATGTAACATATTAGTTATTGACGAAGCTGCATTCATTGAAGAACATATGATGGACCCATTTTGGGCATCTGTGTTTCCAATTGTATCATCAATCACGGATGGTAAGGTCTTTATGTGTTCTACCCCAAATGGAACTGGTAATCTATTTCACCAAATATATAGTGGAGCGGTTGATAAGAGTAACGGTTGGGCATATGATAAAGTATTATGGAATGATGTTCCCGGAAGAACCGAAAAATGGGCGCAGAAAATTAAGAGTGGTCTTGCATCTGAAGAAAAATGGAAAGTTGAGTATGAATGTCATTTTCTTAATACTGGAACATCATCTTTAAATGAGAATCTATATACAGAGCTTAAAAAGCAAACCAGACCACCAATGGAAATTCTAATGGATGGAAAATATCAAGTGTGGGAGCATCCTGATCCAGAAAGGTTATATGTTGCGGGGGTTGACGTTGCGGAAGGTGTTGGTGGGGACTATTCGGTTATTAAAGTAATGGATTTAACTGATTTACGAGAAATAGTGGAAGTGGCAGAATACCACGACAACACCATCCCTGTGGCGGAGTTTTCAAATAAGGTATATGAAATTTTACAACATTGGGGAAATCCATTGGTATGTATAGAAAGAAACAACCAAGGAGGGCAAGTTGCGGACAGACTTGGGTTTGATTTTGGGTATTCCAAGATGGTCAATTGGGGTTCTAAATTAGCAGGTAGAAAAAATCTGGAACTGTTTGGTATGGTATCTTCTAGAAATACCAAATACTATGCATGTGCGAACGCTCGCTATTATTATAGTGATAAAGGTTCGGTTATGTTGAGAAATGATCAGGCACTAGAAGAATTGTTCAAAGATTTCGTAAAACAACCAAATGATACTTGGGGAGCTATATCAGGGAAACATGATGACAGAACCATGGCCATGATTTGGGCATTGATGGTTCTGGACAAGGATTTATGTGAAAGATGGTTTACAATTGAGGAATTCGATGATTGTGGAAAACCATTGAAGATTATTCCTTTGGATCATGGGGTGAAATACTTTGAAAGTGCCACATCCATATATACCAACGAACAAGTTGCCAGAATTGAGCAATCCAGACTTGCACCCATGGTATTTGGAGGAACAACAGAACATATGAATGAGATTTCTCAATTACAAATGGACGGGTGGACATTATTAGGTGGGGGAGGAATGCCACATACTGATCCAAGCAGAACATTCAGTGATAGTCAATGGGAATCATATGAAAGAGTATTTGGTTAAATATCAATATGAAATACTTGAAGGAAATGGCCAATATGTATTCAACGATGTATGACTCATATAGATATATGGGAAACTGCTCCAATTCCTTTGATGGAAATAATGGAGATTGCTTAACTGGAATCTTTCAAGACATTAATGAATTTGCTAATTATGATGAATCGGCAAATTTTGAAGATATCGAAGACTCGAATGGTTGTGGAAAAATCGACCAAGAAGAGTTCTTATCTTTAGTTGATCAAAGTTCCATACCTAAAGATATACCAATAGATAATCAAACCGAGTATCATTATTACGATAATGGTGTTTTGGTGATATATAATCCAGATGAGGATATGCACTATTTCTTCTCTAAATTAAGTGACAAAAAATATAAGTTTTCGACCTTCCCCCTATATTAAATTTGATCCGTAGACTAAATACTATTATGCAGATAATAGGTGAGGTAAAAATGTGTCCAAAATGTTCGGTAGAAAAGCCAATAGTTGAATTTTCTAAATCTAAAAGTAGAAAGGATGGTTTATGTTTCATGTGTAAAATTTGTAATTCTGCTTATCACAGGGCTAGATATAAAAACGACCCCGTTAATGCCAACGCCAATAGTAAAAGATGGAGGGAGAATAATCCAGAAAAGAACAGGGATATTATAAAGGCGTGGAAAAAGGATAATCCGGATAAAGTCCGAGAATCTAAGAAACAAACTTATAGTAAAAATATAGACAACTATAGAATTTATGAAGAAAATTATAGAAATAATAACAGAGATAAAATAAATTCTGCTAATAAGGTATGGAGAAAAAATAATCCCAAAAAGGCAATTGCATCTTCTAGGGCTTGGCAGATAGCTAATCCAGATAAGGTTCGTATAATCAAATCGAGACGAAGGGCGAATAAGATTAATCAATTACACCCAGATCATGATATAGAGATTGAGAAACAACTCATCAATAAGGCGAGAGAATTAGAAGTTTTACACGATATTAAATATCACGTAGATCATATATGGCCATTATCAAAGGGTGGACCACATCATCACGATAACCTACAGGTCATATCACAATCATTGAATAATCAAAAGAAAGATTACGTAGAATTTACACACCCAGACACTAGATCTTGGATGGATCTACCCAATCATCTGCTTCGGTGGATCAAGATAAATAAGCCAGAACAATTCAATGAAACAGTGGAAGAATTAGTCAAATGTGGGAAATACACTCAACATGAGATCGATATATTAATTTATTGTTAAATAGAGTATATGCCCCAGACAATAATACAAAGCGTGCTTAATAAAGCAAGGCAAGATAAATTCTTGTTGGTGTTTGATGTCCCACCGATCATGAAAGGTATTTCTAGAAAATATACAAGGAACAATTCTACGATTATTCCAGATAGTGTTCAATTTTCTGTATTTGGAACCGTTATACCAGAAGTAGCGGTTAAAGGTGTTGAAAATCGTTTTGCTGGTTCGACACTTTACATTTCATCCTTTAGTAAAGATTCCCCCCCGCCAGTCAATATAAAATTCAATGTGGACTCCATGTATAATAATTATTTCACTATATGGTCTTGGTTGAATTTATTACATGATCATAAAACCGGAGTATATAATCAAAGAGGATTGGTTCCAGAAGATGCCAATTTTAATGATTATATGACAGATTTATCAGTTTATGGATTGGATGAATTTGGTAAGAAAAGAATACATTTCAAATATGTGAAAGCATTCCCAACAAGTTTGGATGCGATCACATATAATCAAAAAAGTGATCAGGGAGAAGAGATAGAAAGTGGGTTTACCTTTCTATATAGTCAGATGCATGTCGAGAATATGCACGAAAATTGACATATTATAAGCTCTAATAAATAAGGTTATGGGATTCTACGCTGAATATAAAAAATGTGAGGAAGATTGTGTCTACTTTGTTGAAAACTATCTAGACATTAAATTATATCCATACCAAAAAGGTATGTTGTGGAATTTCCAAGAAAATAGGTTCTTTTTGGTTAATACATGTAGACAGACTGGTAAACCTCAATGTTATTGTATTTTTCGATCTGGTATGCATTATTTCACAATGATAAAAATATTTTACTTCTATATAATACAAGTTTGGAATCGGATTATGTATCTAAACATATTAGAGATAAAATAGCACAGTCTGAGTTATCGGATTGGGTAACTGTATCTAGAAAGAATAGGTTGGAATTACGTAATGGTTCTGGTATATATCGTTTTATGGTGGTCGTAATTCCCCATATGCTATAAAGGGTAGATGAGTGGATGTCTTGGGAATAGATGAACCAGCATATATGGAATATTTCGAAGAACTGTGGCCAGCAGTATACCCAATAGTCTCTTCTTGTAGTGGTAAAGATAGTAAAGTTATATTATCAGGAACTAGAAATAAGGTAGGTGATGTATTTGATAAGATATATAAAGGTTCTATAACTGGAGAAAATGGTTGGAAATCAATGACCATTAATTGGTGGGATGTTCCGGGGAGAGATTTAAAATGGAAGAAGCGTATGATGGATGCCCTTTCAGAGAAAGCCTTTATCAAAGAGTTTACAACAGATTTTTGATTTTCTCTATGATGGTTCCAACAGGGTAATTGTGGCGGGTCCAATGTAATCTTTTCTTGATTATTTTAACCCCATTATTCTTTATTACTCTTAAAGCGGAATCTTCCAATTTTGTGTCTTCGAAAAACATTGATTCTGTGTCGTAAACCTTAAATTCTATATTTCCAGATGGGTAACTTATTTTTAAATTTATTGGTGTGTAATTTTTTCTAGTTTTTATATTTTTAGATCTTGTTATATTAGCCCGATCATACCAATCTCTTCTTATATCTATTGGTATATTTTTAACTGTATCTGAGTGTTTTTTATTTCTTAGTTTGAGTTTTTCAGGTGTAATTCTAGTTCTGTTGTAATCGTGAATTTTTAATTCTTCTTCAGTTTTATATTTCCTCCACGCAGAACCACCCCCATAAATATCTAAAATATTCATACAATGTTTTCCATATTTTTCTTTATACTCTTTTATTTTATCAACTTCCAAATTCTCCATTTCATTTTGATCTTTACATCTATCTAATATTGTGAAATTATAATCTATGTGTTTATTATACACATTTTGCATGAATTTATTGTAATGCGTATTGTTTTTCAATAATCTTAGATGGTCTGTCTTTCTTTTTCGTGGATTTTTTGTAGATCCTAAATAGTAATACTTCGATATTTGAACCTCGTAAATTGTATACATATTACTATTTACTCTCCCGGTGTCCGAAATAAACTATCATTATGTAAATATTTAAAAGAATATTGATAAATAATAACATGAGTCAACGAACCATTTTATCACCGGGAGTCGAAATATTTGAGAGAGATTTATCTCTAATAGCTCCACAAAACGTCGGGACAAATATTTTCATAGCTGGATATGCAGCACAGGGACCAACCGATGAGGTTATTAAGATCACTTCAAGAGCGGATCTTGATCAAATTTATGGTCCCCCAACTAATAGTGCGGAAAGATATTTTTATCATGGAGTTAGAGAACTTTTAAATTCTCCATCACAGATATATACTTCCAGACTTCCTTATGGAACGGGACAAGGAACCGGATTCGGTTCCGAATATTCTGTATTAGTATACCCCGCAAAGGCTTATGATACAGCATTATCCGCCATTAAAGCAGATTTCACCACTCTATCATCTACTGTTGTTTTGGGTGCTCCAGTCCATGTAACACTTAGCGAGACTGAATATAATCAATTACAAGAAGGTTCCCTGTTTACTTGGAGTCAATCTGGATGTAATCGTTCAGAGTTAAATTCCTTTGCCAACTTAGGAAAAGCTGGTCTTATAATTCTTAATAAATCACAAACCACTATCAATAGCCAATTTGAAGGTTATTATGTTGGTATTGCAGATAATACCAACATCAACCCAGCATCAAATTATGATGCTATAATTAGTGCCAAAACTGTAAGTGCTTCCGCTACTTATACTTCAAACTTTACAACCATTCCAACTGGAACATTTCAATTTAGCTTAACTTCTACACCAAATGGTAAATCTGGTAGCGTTTCCCAAATCATGGAGAATCTTACTGATTACAACATCGACGGTAGAGAAGATGATGATCTATTAAATGTTGGAGTATTCAAACTTCGTAAGAGTCTCTATGCTACAGAATCCTATAAATTGGATTATGTCCTTGAAGGTGCTGTAGTGGGATCAGTTGATTATTTTAGAACTCGCCCAAATCAATTAGGTGGTCCGTTTGTATCATTCTTCTTAGAACATGAAGATTCTGATGATAGAAATGTTGAAATTTTGGTTAACCCATATGTTTCCAACAAGTTTAGTTCAACCGCTCTTGGTGTTGATGGTATACCAACCAGAAAGATTAGAGTATTAACAACTACATTAATCAATGCAGACCCAAATGTGACTGGAATTAAGAAACTTGCCGATTATACTACTTTAGCAACGGATTTAGGATATGCAGATAACATCTATCCTGTTGGAACATACAGTGGTGGTCAAATCTCTTCTAAGGAATTAGGAGAGATTCCCGCTAAACTTGAAAGAGCACTTGAAGCAGTTAAGAATGATGAAATCTACGACATTGATGTTGTAGTTGAAGCTGGTCTTGGAACTATCTACACTGTAACTAATCTATTAAGCACAACTTATTACGATGATACGGTTTATACTACGGGACTAAGTGCCGCATTAGGTTCGCTAAGAACATCAAATGCTCTTGGTGCTACTGGTGAAGATATCAGAGCAGACTACAGCACAATATTTAATGTGTTTGAAAACTTCTGTAACCTACCTTCCAATACTGGTGGTCGTGGAGACTGTGTGTTTATTGCAGATCCAATCCGCCATATCATGATTACTGGTAAGAATACCAAAGTTCTTTCCGATAGAGCCAAGAGTTTCCAAACTGATGTGTATTGGGCAATGAGACACCAATTTGAATTGGAAAATACCTCTTATGCATGTGCATACGCGAATTGGGCGCAAGTATATGATGAATTCTTAGGTGATAAGATTTGGGTTCCATTCTCTTCTGTAGCTGGTGCAGCATTCGCTCGTAATGATGCCGCAGAATTTCCATGGTCCGCTCCTGCTGGATACACCAGAGGACTTGTAAGTGGTAATGTGGTTAACATCGCAATCACACCGAATCAAAAACAAAGAGATGAACTATATAAGAGTAATCTTAACCCTGTTCTATTCTCCCCATCACAGGGTATGGCAATCTTCGGACAAAAGACTTTCAGTAGAAAGCCAAGTGCATTCGATAGAATCAACGTTCGCAGATGTTTCTTAGCTCTTGAAAGACCTACTAAGAAAGCTTCCATCTTCTTTGTGTTTGAACCAAACAATGAGTTCACCAGAACAAGATTTGTTAATACTCTAACTCCAATCTTTGAATACGCTAAAAATAATGGCGGTGTTTATGACTATCTTATCGTTTGCGATGAAAGAAACAACACAGCACAAGTCATTGATAGTAATGAAATGAGAGCGGATATTTACATCAAACCCACAAGAACTGCCGAATTCATACTTGTAAGTTTTGTGGCAACCAGAAGTGACGCGAATTTTGAAGAGTTAATATAAATCTTTATAACTAAATAATATTATGCCCGCAAATATCAATACATTCTTCACACTCGCATCCCAAAGACAGTTCGCTAGAGACTTCTTCATGCGAGTAAAACAAATTCAACTACCGGGGTTATCCTTAGATGGGGAAACTGACTTAGTGTTTGCCAGAACCGCTTCCATACCGGGAAGAAACATTCAAAATAAAACTGTTAACTATTCAGGACAACAGTTTAATTTGAATGGTAAATCCGAGTATCCGGGTTCCGAGTCCTACAGCATTGAGTTTTATCATACCCAAGATTTAGATCTTAGAAAGAAATTAGAAAAGGCTTCACGTTTAGCTTTTGATAATGAAACTACTACAGGTCAAATGTGTATGCCGGGACCAGAAGCTTATATGATTCTGGATCTATTAGCGGTTCCTTGCGGTCAGGGAAATAGTGGTGGTCAAGGAATGGAAGTTATCGATCAAATCAAGTTTGTAGGTGTCTCTATTAGAGACATTGGCGAAGTTCAATATCAAATTGCTGATGGTACTGGAGAAGTTCTTACCATCCCATGTTCGTTCTCCTACCATTTCTATGAAAACTTTGCAAAATAAGTTTTCATTTTTATGAGAACATTAACTTCCGAATACTCAAAGCTGAGTAACATTCCAGCTATTTATATTTTTAGAAATAATAGAAAACCATTCATCTTAGTTAAGGATGGGTTGGAATATGGGCCATATAAAACTCAAGCCGAAGCATTTAATACTAAAATTTTATCCGAACCGTCTATAAGCAGACTTATATCAGGTAAGAAGGATAAAATTAATGGATTTAGTATCAAAAAACTATATTAATCTTAAATATTATAATGGGTGGTCCAAATATATCAGAGTTTCTATCGAAGATGTCTAATGATAGTAGATGTTTCTTAAACTTACCCGTTTTATGGACAGTTACAATCGACGGAGTGAGTGAATCATCTATAAATACAGTTCTGGATTATGCTGGAGAAAAGTGGCAAGCAAAGACTTCACCCGGAGCATTTACTGGTAATGGTGGTATAGTTTTAGCTCAAGAAGTCTCACTGCCATCAGAATCTTCAGATTTTTCAGCTATGGAGTCTGGATCTGGTATGGGTGGTTTTTTACCGGGATATGGGTTGAATGCCCGATCCAACTTTTTAAGTAGATCTTTTTCTGTAAACTTTCTGGAAACCCAAATGGATATAGAACATAATTACTTTCGTCCTTGGATGATAGCCTTGGGTATCAAGGGATTGATTGAAGAAGGAGTATCCTTGAAGGGTAACATGCAAGTTCGTCAATATTCAAACAGTGGAAGATTTATTAAAGGATTTCAATTTAAAAAGGTGTTTCCAACAGCGGTTGAGGGATATACTTTAAACTACGAAAACACGGATTTTCCAATTAAATCCGTGACATTTGGGTGTGAAAATTATGAACAATTATGATATTAGAAGTTCCAAGTATATTTACGGATGATATAATTAAAGTCTCAGAGTTTACATTAGAGGATTTTAGATCTATATCATTTATGATTGAAAATGATTCTGATTTATCACTGTATAACTTTTTTAAAAATAAGATACATACCCCATGTAATGCATTAGATAAATTCAATGCGTTGTTCCAAGCACGTATGAGGTTTGTGGATGACAACATTTTGTTTAATAATGGAAAATCAAACATAACGATAAATTTAAATGTATTAAAAGATGCATATATATCCAATGTTGAAAATATACAGAAATCAATAACTTTTGAAGATTTTGACATTGTATTAAATTATCCCAAAGAATTATTATATGATAAATTTGAAGATATTATGATTGATTGTATTGAAAGCTTATCTTATAAAGATAAGACTATTAATTTTCAAAACTTATCTTATGAGGACGCTAATAAGATAATAGAACGATTACATCCGGGAATATTGATACAAATCAAAGAATTTGTAGTGGAAAGTTGTAACAATAAAACTATTTTAATGGAATCTAAATTAGATTTACCAGAATTATCCATTAATATATTTGACAATACTGCATATAATTTACTAAAAGTCTTATATAGTTATTATAACTATGATGAAATAGTAGAACTCTTGTTCATGTTGAGTAAGAGAATATCGGATATCCAATTTCTAAATAGTAGAACCCCTAGAGATTTGGATTTATTTATAAAATTATATTCAGAAGACATTGAAAAAAGCAACCATGAGGATAAATTAACTATATGAGCAACAACCAAATACAAGATTTTCTAGATATTCTAGACACAACAGATAAAAAATTGTTAAAGGTAGATATTTCTTCCAAGAAAACAATAAACATATCTCCATTATCGTTTAAACAACAAAAACGTTTGGTGACTACTGGATTAGACGGATTGGCAGGAGCCATGTCATTCATAAAAACTTTAAATGAAATAATTATTGAGAATTCATCTGAAGAAGATTTGAAAATTTATGATCGTTTACCCATTGTATTAGCTTTGAGAAAAGAATTATCATCTAAAAAAATTGAAAAGGATGAAATTGAGGTGGATATCGGAGATTTGATTAAACAATTCAAAAAATTTAATTCAGAAGAAACCGTTACAATTGACGAAAAGGATTATCAAATAATTTTAAGAATACCAACATTAAAACAGGAAAACAAATTATTATCAATTTGTATAGAAGATATGAAAAAAATAGATAGTGATAATATTAGTAAAAATATATCATTGATTTTATCATATGAAATTCCAAAGTTTATGGAATCTATAACATTTGGAGATAAAGCCATTAATATGGATGGGTTATCTATATCAGATAGGACAAAAATTATGGATAACCTTCCCGCAAATGTTACTAATAAAATAACGGAATTTATATTAAAGGTTAGAGAATATGATGAAAATCTACTCACATTTAATGGAGTGACTATAGATATTGATTCTTCATTTTTTGAATAACGATATTATTATTAAATAATAATGTGGAATTAGTAGAAGAATTTTTAAATGTTTTAGAAACCCAATCTAAAATTATCAATCAGTTGTCAAATGATAAAACTGGTGGTAATTCGTTGGTTGATAAAAATATAATCAAATCACAGAATTCTACGTTTTCTAAATCTACTCCTAGTAGATTAAATTCAAACGAAAAAACCAGAACTAAAGAAGTATCTTCTATTTTCATATCTAAATTTTTCGATGAACAGAGAAAGCAACGTGTTGATAAAAAGGAAAAGACGTTAGTATCCAAACTAGCCAAACCGACACTTAAGACAGAATCGATGAAAACTTCTGGTTCCTCATCTAGTGGATGGTTAAGTAAATTGCTAGAGGCATTGGGGTTGGGTGCTGTAGTATGGAA